AGACAGTGCAAATGTTGCTTCTGTCATTGCTGATGTTAAAGCCGGCATCGACCTGAGAATTGCTCAGGGTCATTTTGAGCCAAACAAGTCAATTCTTTGCAATTGGTGCGGCTTCAAGTCAATTTGCCCAGCCTGGAAATAAGTTGCAGGCCCTAATGGAGACATCACAGATTAATAAAACAATGAATACAAAATGGAACGACGACGCCTTTGCAAGAATGGTTGCCGAAGAAGTAAAAAACAAAACTTCACTTCAAGAACGCGAAGAACTTCAAAATCCAGAACATTGGGATAGATGGAAGCGTGCTCTTATAGCTCTTTCGGACAACCTACAAAGACAAATTGACTCAATAGAGGCAGATAGTGAATCAGACCAGCAGCGTTATTCTTCTCTTGGTGCCAAAGGTGGGAAACTAACGACGGAAGCACTTCGTTACTATGGTGAAAAAGCAACCCGAATCAAGAGATTCAAATATCACGTAGACCGCCGTCTTGACGACGTCTGCCTAATGATTGACACAGGGGAAACCAGTAATAACGACGGGTGGAAGGAAGTTGACTTTTACCGCAGGGCAATCATTGCGCACAAAAACTTATTAGAAGAGTTTGACCTTGAAGATACGGCCATCGACCGTTCGCTATGGGATTGCCTTGATGGTAAATGGACTTTCGGGGACATTAATAATGACAATTTATGATGTAATATTCATACTTAATGAAGCCCAATAAGCCAATTAAACGAACGCCGCTCAAACGCAGTACAAAGAAAATAGCCAAACGTAGCCAAAAAACTGAAGAAATATACGTTGAGCGCCGCAAGATTGTTGCTCGAATGCTGTCTGATTTCCCACTTTGTTTTGCCTGCCCAGTTTTTGCCAAGAATGATGGATTGCATGTTTTTATTCATCGCAATAGTGTCGATGTGCATGAGCTCGTTCGTCGCTCGCAGGGTGGCTCAATACTTGAAGAAGAAAATCTCGTTACCGTGTGCAGAAAGTGTCACTCAAGAATCGGCAACGAACCGGCCCTTGCTTTTTCGCTTGGGTTGGCCAAACACTCATGGGAGTGAGTGTATTATTTAGTTATCTTCAGAAATCGCTACCTGAGGACCCAAATAGGTGCACGGGCGGGTAGTTGTTCAATGGTGAGCCACTGCCCGCCTTTGTATTTGCTATAGTCCCTAATTGTGCGTTTGCTTGGGCTTGACCTTTCTCTTACATCTACCGGTTACTGTGTAGAAGGAGAAACTGGAATAATCGCCCTGAAGCTAAAAGGGGCTGAAAGACTGTCTAAGGTTTCTGACGAGATTATTAAAATAATTACCACCCACTCGATAGAAGCAGTCATAATTGAGGGCTATTCTTTTGCCTCGCGCAACAGCCAGGCACACAGTATTGGTGAAATGGGGGGCGTTGTGAGAATGAAGTTGTGGGAGATGGGAACCCCCTATGTAGAGGTCCCACCTACCTGTAGGGCGAAGTTTGCCACCGGTAAGGGCAATGCCGGGAAGACTGAGGTTATTTCGGCTATTTCTGCCAAGACCGGACTCACTTTTTTGGGTGCTGGAGCAGATGACGAATGCGATGCATGGATACTCCGGCAGATGGGCCTTGCTTATATCGGAGAATCAAAGGAATCTTGGACTAAAGAGCAATTAGAGGCTTTAATAAAAGTAGACTGGTCCCCTATCGAGGGAATGAGAGAGGTTTCTTAGTATGAGAACAACGCCAATTAGCCAAATTGATATTGAGCAGGAGTTGCTCCGGTTGATGGATATGCTTGAAGAAGAGACAGAGCAATTTGAATCTCTATCTATGGATATGGCAAAAAAAGAAGCTCTCTATAAAGCCAATTGGGCTCGCGAATATCTGTCTGCCAAGGGGTCTATAAAAGAGAGAGAAGCGTGGGCGGATTACAAGCTTGACCAGGAGTACTTTGAATACAAGTGTGCCGAAGCTCTTGTTAAATCTAAAAGAGAAAAGCTTCTTTCCGTTCGCTCATCCATGGATGCAATACGAACACTAAACGCCAACGTTAGAAATCAGGTATAGAACTATGACTCATGGAATTCACGAATCACTCATTCAAATGGCCGTAGACATCGAGACGCTGCTGCCATTAGAATCAAACCCCAGACGCGGTGACGTAGGAGCAATTATGGCTTCGTATCGCGAATTTGGACAAATCAAACCAATAGTTGTTCGACCCAACGATGATGGAACGGCGACAGTTATCGCTGGAAATCACCAGCTAGAGGCAGCAAAAAGGTTGGGCTGGGACAAAATAGCAGCCGTCAGCTTTGCGGTTGATGGCGAGCGAGCTATTGCCTTTGCACTTGCAGACAACAGAACGATGGAGCTTGGATATACCGAGCCAGAGTTATTGAATGAAGTAATACTTGAACTGGCAGATATCTACCCGGAGCTCATCAACGGACTCGGATGGGATGAATTTTACACTGCCGAAATAGAACAAAAACTCATTCGTGAGGACAATAGAGTAATAGAGCCTGGGGCTGGATTTATTCCACCGACTATCACTGGGTCTTCAGACAACGGATTTACTGTTGTTGCAAAATTTGACAGTTATGACGACTATGACAATTATGGAGAGAACAAAACAAGCACAAACGCATCACCTACTGCGCCAGAACTAGACCGTAATATGGTGAACGTTACCCATACGGAAGATGGCAAGCAACACATTGAAATACGTTCAGGCTTCGACCAAAATGATGCCGTCAAACGTGGCTCGACGACCGTCTCTCCGGGTTCGGCCCCACGAGCCGTCGTTCAGTGCACAATTGTATTTGACGACACGACACAGCAGGCTAGATGGTATGAATTTTTGAAGTGGATAAAATCCGACCCCGCAGTAGTCGGAGCAACTACCGCTGAGAAGCTGATAGATTTTATTAATCAACACATAGAGGTTTAATATGGACCAACAAGAACAGGTATACAGACATCTACTACAAGTGGCTAGGGTCTCCAAGAATGACTGTCCGAAGATATTGGACATCATGGACAAGCACATAGCGGACTCCGCATATTGGAAGGCTGTTGCCGAGAGAGCTCTAAATGAGAATAACGAACTCAGGACAGAAATACTCCGCCTCAACAAAATGCACAAAAACTAATGACTCGTCAACGCCTGTTCTTGGATATGAGCTGCGTTGACGCTGCTCGTCAAAGAATACGTCACGTATACGACACCTTTGACACGGTGTGTGTTCAATTTTCTGGCGGCAAAGACTCAACCGCCGTTCTTCTCCTTGCCAAGGAGGTCCACGAAGAGCGTGGCCTAGGCCCTGTTAAGGTGATTTTCCGCGACGAAGAAATGGTGAGCCCTGTCGTCATGGACTACGTAGAGAGGGTCCGCAACTACGATTGGGTTGACATGGAGTGGTACTGCTTGCCATATCCAGCAGAAATTTGGGTTCTTGGTTACAGGATAACGACCCTCCTGTGGAGTCAAGAAAGATTTGAACAAGGCAGGTGGGTGCGACCGATGCCCCCATGGGCAATCAGCGGCAAGAATTTTGGACTAAGTCACAGCGTTTCATTGCCTGAACAGACCGATTACTACACAATGCAGGGCAAAAAAGGAAATGTTGCCTTTCTGACTGGAGTCAGAGCAAGCGAGTCGATGGTTAGATACAGGTCGATTGTTCAGAAACTTCACGAGAATTACATAAATACGCCGTACAAGTTAAAAAAGGGAATACCACTCAAGTTCGCCAAAGTCATATATGACTGGAATACGGATGATGTTTTTAAATTCATCATCGAGGAACACGACGCAGAATACTGCAAGTACTATGACCTCGCAACAATCACCGGAAGCAACACGCGAGTTGGAATCCCCTTGCATGCGACTGCAATAAGGCGGATTGGAGACGTTATTGCTACGGAACCAGAATTCTACGACAGGCTTTACGAGTGCTTCCCATACATAGACGCACAACGCAGACTTTGGCCAGAGTTTGACTCGGAGAAGCTGATTGATATCTACTCTCAGTTTGGATTTGATGGTGCATCAAGTTTCATCGAACAATACTTGGTGGGCGAACGACGTCAAACGGAAGCCCGTGCTTATGTTTCTAAGTTTAGAAAAAAGCACCTATCAGACCCACACGGGTACCCAGTTAGCTGGCTTATAAGAAATTTGATGCTGAACGACATTGACGTTAACTCTCCAACACCAGTTGGACCCAAGACAAAGGCGCACACTGTCAGGGCAGTAGAACTAGAGAGAGCAGACATATATGAATATTAATATTGAATACGTAGAGCCATCGCGCTTATCTACTCCTGAGTGGCGAGCTACGTACACCCTGCGTCCGGAGATGTTAATAATTTCAGCATCGCTATCTGAGCTTGGATTCATTCAACCGATACATGCTCGCTTATCTACCGGGGAGATAATTGATGGTTCCGAGCGTTTTATTTTGGCAACCAGTATTCCGCAGATTTTAAAAAAGACCGAGGGGAAAATTCCAGTAGTTTTTCATGACGTCGACCAGGTTGACGCGATGATGATGCACCTTCGCCTAAATCGAGGGCATTCACACGTGATTGCGGAGAAAGCTTCTAAAATCATCAGGTCCGTCAGGCGTTCCGGAAAGTACGGCGCATCCGATTTCCAGGACATTCTCTGCATGCGAGCAGAAGAACTTGCATTAATGCTTGACGGAAATCTGTTCAAAGTCAGAAAAATAAAAGAACACAATTACGCTAGAGCATGGGTTCCGATAGAGGCTCCTCCGAATTCTGTGCCCCCAGAAGTGCTTTCAATAGAAAGACCACCCAATTCCGACAGATAGATAAAAGTATTTTCTGGTATATTTGAACAAAGACTATAGGAGCTTTTATGCCAGGAGTACGCTACGGCCCAGACATTAGTGATGACGCCGCACATATTACCGATTTTGTCAAGGAAACGCAAGCAAAGCTGCGCAAGGGAGTGAAGGTAGACACCCGGGACCGCAAAAAACTTGATAAATATAAACAGATTGCAGAAGACATTTTTGGTGTAAAGCCCGAAAACTTCGATAAAGGCAAGCTTGGCGATTTGGCAGAAATGGCCAGATACGGTGGTTCCAAGTCACGAAGCAAGGCTGCAAAAAGTTGGAGAACTGGCGGAACCATGAAAAAGTCCGTCAGTAAAGAGTTTGCAGACCGTGGCGACACTAGTGGTCGCAAGCCTGGTGGCGTAGGCGCCCCAGCCGATTCATGGTACGCGGGTCGCACCAGGTCAAAGAGATTCCGGGAACTTGAAGGCCGAGCTCAAAGAAGAATGAATAAAAATGGAGCAAAGTTTGGCAGAGACCCCATTGCAAAGGGGACCACAAAGCCAGGCAACTTCTTATCTCAGGTTGATAAATTGAACATAGCAAGAACGCGTGAAGGCAGCAGCGATATTCTCAACAGACCAAGAGGAGGGAAGGCCGCTGCAGGTCGCATTAAGCGTGTAGGTGGACCAATTCGTCCACCTAAGGCTAAATCAAACCAAAAGGCGGCGCAACGGGCAAAAACTCCAGCGGAACGAGCAGCCGCGGGCAGGCGTGAAGCTGACAAACTTGCAAAAGGCGGAAGCAAAAAAGGCAAGAAGAAATAAACTTCTTCGCGCCGATTTAGTTCCTCATTAAATAGTCATCATGTCTTTCGAAGCCACTATCTGGCTCAAAGTCTTCCAGGATGTCATCCCAGTGAATGTCTTCTTCTGTGGCAATATCTTCCTTAATGAGGAACTCTTTGACGGACGGTCTCGGTTCTAGCGTTGCTACGTACTTTCCCGTTTCGTCTTTACCAATAATCTTCATACCTGTAGCGGCCATCATGGAGCAAGTGATGGACCATAGAAAATCCGTGTAATCACTCATTGCATCCTCATTGACTTCGCCTTCTTCGTCAAAGATGTTTTCTTCTCTTTCGTTTACCCAGAAAAAAAGGACCTTTAGGACATTTTGCAAAACTTCAACATTTGCTGCCCGCTTGGTTTCTTCGTTGGAAAAATATTCTGTAATCGTAATTTCTGTTTTCATTTGGATTCATTCTCCTTTTCAAAGTGTTCTAGTGACTTATATGGCTTGAATTTCACAACGTAGTCGCCGTTAATATTCTCCCCAACCACCCGCATCCCTGCCACGGCCATCAAGAGCGAGGCAAGGCCAAAAGACTCGTCCATCAGTTCATCTATGTCCGAGTCGCTCATTGGCTGACCGTCGGGCATGAACAGGAAAAAAATAACCCTAGTTATTCTTCCAAGAATCTCCATATTTATTGACTTAAGGTCATCTCCCTTAATGTCAATAATTGTATCGAATTTACTTTTTCCCGACATGGCATGAATCTACACCAATTCCGTTGCTCGGTCAACCCTTCTCTCCTCCCACAAGTTAACTAGGTGTTAGAATTTGATGAAGCATTTATTTGCAAAATCGCTTTATCACGGGAGTGACGATGATTGTCTCAGTTAATGATGTCAAGGTATATATGGATATCAAGCTGTCGGCACGTCAGGAAGATGCCGCCGTCATGGTCCTCGCCGGTCTTCAAAGCGAGCTCGAATCATTCCTACGTCGCCCGATAGAGGTCGGCGAATATGTAGAAGAGCACCGTCTGGACTCCAATCACAATGGCACCCCAATGGGGACATTTTTAACAGCAGACAACACCAGTTATAATTCTTCTTTCACTAAAGGTTCATACACCGACATAGTTGCGTGGGCGACACCGCCACCCGCTATTTACTTTAGAAATACCCCAATTGCTTCAATATCAGAGGTTAAGGTAAAGCCACTTTTTGGCACGGAAAGAGTACTTATTGAAGATACCGACTACGTTACGCGAACATACGGGATTGATTACTACCACGGATATTCGGATGACCTAATAACCATTACGTATACCGCTGGATTGGATGGTCCATCAATACCCGTCTTCAAGCTAATGATACTTAGAGCAGCATCACGTGAAATGCAAAACATGCACGATGACGTGGTTGGAGTCAAAGACATCACAACAAGAAATACCGGTCCGCTTGTTACGGGCTTCCTTGATTCGGAACTTTCTTCATTGCGCAAATACCGTCGCGTTCGGGCTTAATTATGTCCAGAAGCGGCATAGTAGTTTATATTGGAGATACTGATTTCCACGGCGAGGACGCAAAGGACCGCTTAGGAAACATGAAAGACAGGGCTAAATCAATGCGGCCTGTTTTGAATTGGGCTAAGGGTTATTTAGAAAGAGCATATTCTAAGAATTTCACCACCATGGGTACCCTTTCCGCTAAGGCAATGCTCAAGGGTGCGTGGCCACCACTTGATGAAGAGTATGAGTCGTGGAAGTTCCGTAACGCACCT